AGATTTTTACCATTTGATAAAGCACCGTTAGTAAAAGTTAATGCTCTACTAGCATTAGTTACGTTAAAAGTTGTAAAACCACCAATAGCTTGTTCTAAAATTAATAAGTTTGTATTTGTAATTTGTCCCCAAGTTCCTGAGTTTTCACCAGTTGCTTGGACAGTAAGTTTTAGATTAGCAGATGTTGAATTCGCCATTTTTTAATTCCTTATACTTTTATTTTATTAAAAATATGAGTTTGTGTCAAACTCATTATGCAGCCACCTCTCGCCATCCTGGAGGTGTTATAGGCGCTGAACCTGTATTAACTTCGTTCCAGATCAAAGCACTACCAGATCCTTGAGTCATAGTCAACCCAAATCCATTAAATGTTGCTGTAACATCAGTAAATGCGCTAAAACCAGAAGATAGTCTAGCTATCATAGCTTGACCAGTAACCGTAAATTCTTGATTTAAATCAATTGTTTCATTTCCTAGAGTAGCTGTCATAGCTATTCCAGTCACACTAGGACTAACATCTCCTCGCATGCCTAAAGTGCCAAGAGTTAGAAGAGCAGCATTGCCTGTTACAAAAGCATCTGGTGCAGGATCTACACTACCTAAAGTTGCTTGAATTACATTTAAAGTATTAGCAGTTAAATTAGCATCTCCGGAAGCCGTAAGAGTTCCTGGAGTTGCAGTAATATTATTTCCAGAAACTAATGCCGTTGCGAACTGACCCTCTACGCCCCACGCATTTACATTCCAACCTTGTCTTCCCCAACCTGTTTGATTAAATGCATCTATTGTACCAAGAGCCATCGTAGCTGCATTACCAGTTGCCATAGCATCTGGACCGGCATCTACATTAGCCAAAGTAGATGTCATGGCAATTCCAGTTACTGTAGGATTAGCAACTGATGAAGCTGAAACACTAGCTAAAGTAGCTGTGAGTCCAAAGTTTCCTATTGTAGGAGTTACGTCTATTTTTGTAGTTACACTTCCTAGAGAAAATGTTCCGGCAACACCTGTAGGTATAAAGGTGCCAGCTATATTCCAACCATTAATGCCCCATCCAAGCCTACCCCAACCTGAATTTATTTCACCAGTAACCTCAGTTGTAGTTCCAAGATTTGCAGTGAGTGCAATACCTGTAACTGTAAGAGATGCGTTAGCTGAATCGTTCCATTGGTTTTGACCCCAAAAGCCGGTGCTCCAAGTTCCTGATGCCATAGGATTTTACCTCCTACGATTAACCAGAAATTCTTAGAATCGCTGCTGTTGAAGTTGGTGCTGGAAACTGAATTGTAAACGTTCCAGATGTAGCTGTTTTATCTGCTCCAAAATCTAGAACGCACACCGCTGCATTTGTTGTAGTCGATGAAGTGTTATAGATTAATGCGCCTCTAGCTGTGATTGTAACTCCAGTAAAAGATCTATCTGCAAAGTCTGCTCTTGCAACACCCGCAGTCATCGATACTGTTCCATTTACTAATGCTCCACCACCCGCAGTGTATTGTCCAGAGTTTCCAACTTCGTTAGTTGGAGAACTTGTTAATAAAGAGGTTGTAGCTGAGTTTAGAGTCGCTGAAGAAGTATAAAGAGCTATTTTAAACTTGTCACCACCTGATGCTTTGAAGTTTTGATCACCTTCTAACAAAAGTTTCTTGAACGAGTTTGCAATTGCTTGTGTTATAGCCATGTTTATTCTCCTTATTTACCTATACGAGGAACACCTGATTGATATTCATCTCGTCTTCTTCTTCCCATTTGTTCTATTGAGAAGCCTTCTATTGTCTGTTTATACTTTTGTTCGTATAATTGCAATAGGTCTTGTGGCCCTTTTAGAAAACTATATGCCTCGACTAGGCATGCATATAAAAGTCCGTTGGGAAATTGCAGACTTAAATATGTTGTAGTATTTGTACTCGATAAACCTTCAGGTTTCAAGATATAATTTAATTGAATTGTGTAGGTTTCATCGGGAGTTGGAGCCACAACAATAGTGTCTTCATCCCAGTTACTATAATATTTAGGCACTCCTTGACTATTTAAATTATTAAATTCTGACATAAAACTGGTATCTCTATATTGTAAAAAGTCTCTATTATCAGGGTTAGCTGTTCCATCAGAGTCTACTATTTGAGCTGATCTAATTACTAGTAGATTTGTTGGTGTATCTATAAATCTAGTCCCAGCTATTAATTGAGCTGTAACATATCTTCTGTTGTTATCAGAATCTACATCTCTTAAAATTCTAAACTCAGAGTTTTCTATAAAACCATTTACAATAGTATCAGTTAAAACAGTGCTAGATACTTCCGTATAATCTCTAATTTTTTGAACTAATTCTGCGTATGTCATTATGTTGTTACCGTCACATTTCCAAGAGTCGCCGTAGCCTCTCTTCTTCTATTTATTGATGATCCATCTTCTGGCACCATACTATTATTACTTGTATCTGAAAAAGCAAAGTCTCCAGGCAGTGTTAAATTAGCCACCATGTTGCCTCCACCTATTTGATCTGATGGAAAACGTTGAGGTCTTGCCTGTTCTAATCCTTGTGGATCAGCCACAAAAGGTTTTGGTTCTAATTGTGGTTGCTTTCTTTCATATTCTGTTATGTGAACAAAAGCACCGTTCCACTCAGTCACCATTTCTCTCCACGGAAATGCTTGACCACTTCTATCTGAAATTGCTAATGCGTATTTTCCTTTTGCAAACTTAGACATTATATCTCCGGATAATAAGTTTTAGGTGAGATGTAAACACTTGCAGGTGATCCATCTTCTTGTAATGCTCTTTGTAATTCATCTTCATAATATAGTTTCATTTCTTGAGTTCTTTGTGGAGCTTTTTTCATAGATATATAATAAGTTAAACCTGCACACATGCATGGTACAAATCTATTAACAACATCAGCTTCGTTAGTATAAGCCCCTGCATCTTGTATTCTTTTTACAAAATAAAAATAAATAAATTTACCAGCTTGTTCTGTTCCCGGTGTTAAGTATAAAGTTATTGTAACTTTATCTATAAATCTTTGCACAAAATATTGTGATGGTTGCCCAGTAGAAGTTTTGTTTGAAAAAGCTTGGTATTGTGATCTGTTAATTTTTGATAAAGGTGTATCTACATCTGAATCGTTTCTAAAGCTAGCCTCTAAAACATCTGAGACCATGTCAACAAAATTTGTAACTGTATCACCTTCTGAGTGACCTGCAGCAGTAGTTCCATCAACTCCTCTAACTAGTCCATTTAAAGCAGGAGTTCCTGAAGTGTCTATTGAAGAATAAGAAATTACTTCATTGTTAATTCTAATTTTACCTGAAGGGTTCATATTTTTAGCAGAGGATATAACAGCTGTCGTGGCAGTTGAAGTCATACCTGCTACTAAAGTGGTAGTTATACCATCTGCATCTCCGTCAGATGGAGATCTAAAAATAGTATATTCGTTTTGATTAGCAACTAAACTAATAGCAGTTCTACCTACTTCCCAAAAGTGTAGACCTCTGTTGTCCCACTCTTGAAACATTATATTTAAAGAACGTCTAGCTGATCTTAAATCATTACCTGAGTAATCAAAGAATCCTAGTCTTTCATAAGACTCAGTTATAATATCATCGATCGAGAGAAACTTCTCGAATGTACTTGTGCCTGAAAAAGCCACTTTGCCTCCTAATTAAAAAACACAGAGCAAACTGTTACATGTTCAGTAGTAAATGCTACACATAAATCCGTTGTAAATAAAATAGGTGCAGGGAAATTAATTACAATTGGACTTCCGCCAGATGTAACTCCGCTTGTTTTATATTTAAATTTTACTGTTCCAGAAGCTCCACCATCTTTTAAATGAAAATCTCCTGAAGAAGCAGTTGTATTTAAAACAACTCCTAAAGCTCTTGTTCTTCCACTTTTTACAATTTTATTTTCTGTTGTAACGTTCGCATTAAAACAATCTTGTGATGATCCGAATGTTGCCATATTTTTTCTCCTTAAAATTTTATGTGGGCCCGAAGGCCCACAATAATTTAGTTATTAGATTTTACCAATCAATTCAGAAGCATTTCTGTTCTGAGTTGTACTAATATAATCTAATGTTGTTACCCTCTGTCCAGATGCAGAAGCTGACACTGAAGCTGCAAACATTTGCATATCATCAGTATTAATGTTTGCTGTAACAGTAGCTGCTAAAACTCTGTTAACAAAGAACTCAACTTTTCCAGCTTTATCACATCTAAAACCTACAGTATCAAATTGATCATCTACGATAGTGTGTGCAGTGTGTTGAACTTGATTTGTCCCTGAAGCATTTTTAGTTACAAATCTGTAAAACTGTTCACCATTGTTAGATTCGATAGAGATTCTGTTTGCAGATCTCCATCCTGAAGTTCCAGTAAAAGTTTCAACTAATCCAGTTCCATAGTCAGTAGCGTTAGCGTCGTTATTTTTAATTCTAGCTTCGTACCAAATAATTGTACCTGGGTTTGTGATAGCTCCTGTGCTGTCTCTAGTCTCTGCCACAGCTTGAAAACTGTTTTGAGTTTTTACTAAAGCGATCCCGTTATTGTCTGTAGTATTAGCAGATGTTAAAGTAACTGCTCCACCTACTTCATTAGAGATTCCAGCTGCCGCTCCACCATCTGCGATAGATGTTGACCATTCTGCTGAAGGTAATGTGTTATAAATAAAGTCGTCTTTATAACATATAAAGTTTGGATTATTATCAACTGGTAAATCCTTAAACCATTTTGTGTTATTAGATAACCCTGCAAACATTACTGGGTTTCTAAAATGTGTTCCTGCCATATTATTATCCTCCTAGTTTCCGAACATAGTCTCTAGGCCGTCCACTATACGGGTCTATGTTCTAAATAATTGTATAGTGATTAATTTATATACTAGATTTGAATAGAGCGCAAGAGGGCCCTTAATGTGGATTGGTTTTTCCAACGATGTAGCTTTTTTAAGTAGCTACAGAAACTTGTGGTTGAGCAGCTTCTATTTTATTTTGCATATGCTGTTTTTTAGCTTCTGCAATTTTAATATGGCTAATTACTTCTTTGACTTTTCTGTCAATCTTAACCATGTTGAGAGTATATTTACCCTCTTTAAGATGCTCCTGCTCCCACTGTAGATCCAGACCCTTCTTCTGTGTGTATAGATCTTGTAGATGTTGCATCATTGCCTCCATCGATAACCTCCTCATAGGTTATTCTTTTTATCTTGGGATCCATCATTTCTCCAAGATACTCCCATTTTATATCACCTTTTCCTAATCTGTCAACTATTGCGTTTTCGATATCTAAGGGGCCATCTACAGAATTTATAACAAAGTCTGCTCGGTATTGATATGCATAAATTTGTACTCTGAATTGTAAGGGGCGCATTTTTTCTTTCTATTTTATAATTAAGGCGGGATTGTGTCCCGCCTTAAATTTTTTAGGTATTATGAACCTTCAACACCAAAGATACCTCTGTAGTCAGAGACACCAAATCTGTATCTCTCTCTAGCTTTGTATCTGACGTTTCCAGTATCGAAGTCACCTTCCATCGCTGTTCTGATAGGTGTTCTTTCGAAGTACTTCATACCGTTTGGTACA